TCCGATTCGCACAACTTATTAGAGACAACTACCAAACTTATTTATTGGATAGTGAAAAGAAATTATTAGAACAATTAGATGTTTATCAAAAAGAAGATATCCAAAATGTTAAAGATAATTATACAACAAAGGAAAAAATAGTTTTAGAAACTACCAAAAATATTCAAACTCAAACTCAATTACTTCAAATACAATTTGAGAAAAGTGAGGCTATTAGAGTAATTGATGAAGCTAAAGGTACTGAAGAAGAAAAGAACGCAGCCAAACTTGAGGTAAGAAAGAAATACGCTCAACAAGAAATTGATTTATTAAATAAAAATCTTCAAGAACAAAATAATATTGCCAAACTTAACTTGGATCAAACTTTAGCAGACACTGATAAAACAATTGCTGAGAAAGAACAAGCACAAGCTGATTACGACCAAAAAGTTATTAAGGCAACTCAAGATACGGCAGATAAGATTAACGAAATAAATGCTGGCGTTAAAGCACCATTAGATGAAGATAAGTTAAAAAAATCTCTTGATAAAATTGGAGAATATGTGGATGCAGTAGTAACAGCATTTAATGCGTTATCAACAACTCTTTCTATGATACAAGATGAAAGGTCTAAAAAAGAAGAAGCAAGAATTGATGGGACTTACAATTACGAAAAAGATGTGTTAGAAAATCAATTAGCCGAAAATATTATTTCAAGGGAACAATACGATAATAAGGTTAAAGAACTTGAACAACAAAAAGAACAAGAAACACTTGCGTTGAGAAGACAAGAGTTCCAATCTAACAAGAGATTGAATATGGCAAATGCCGTAATAGCAGGAGCTCAAGCTGTATTACAAGCGTTAGGTTCATCACCACCCCCAATCAACTTTATATTAGCGGCTATAGTTGGTGCGGCATCTGCAGCACAATTTGGAATAATCTCATCTCAGGAATTCCAAGCTGCAGGTGGAGGAATTGTTCCTGGTACAGGATCAGGAAATGTTGATAGTGTTAGGTCATTCTTAGCACCGGGTGAAACAGTAATAAATACCCAATCATCACAGATGTATCCTGAACTATTGAACTCAATCAATATGGCAGGTGGTGGAATATCATTAAAACCTGATTTACCAGCAATAAACAAACCTGATGGTGAATTAAGAGTATTTGGTGATAACAAAATAAACCAACCTGTTAGAGCATATGTTGTGGAAACAGATGTGACTGATACACAAAAAAGGGTTGATAGAATTAAAAGAAGTGCGGAGTTTTAACAAAATTATGAAATATATATTTAACACTATGGAAGAACCAATGCTATACCTTGATTTTGATGAGAACTCTATGGAAGAAGGAATGGACGCATTATCATTTGTTGATAGACCAGCTACAGAGATAAAATGGGAGATATTCCAACAGATTGAAGAGTCATTTAATGATTATCCAACATCAGTTAGTTCAAACGCTTGTAGAGCACTTAAATTTAAAGAGAAAAATCCTGATAATGATTGTGGAACTCGTGTCGGTTGGACAAGAGCAAATCAATTATGTAATAGAAGACCTATTTCAGTTGAGACAGTAGCAAGAATGGCATCATTCAAAAGACACCAACAAAACAAAGATGTTCCTTACGATAAAGGATGTGGTGGTCTTATGTGGGATTGTTGGGGTGGAGATGAAGGAATTGATTGGGCTTTAAGAAAAATGGAGAGAATCAATAACCAATTAAGAATGACCCCATTCTCAAAACATAACTTTCAAGATCTTAATGAAGAAAAAAGAATGGTTACCGCACCAGTAATGTTAGCTGAAACCAAAATCCCAAGATTTAATCCTGAATTAGGCAAGTATTGGGTAAAATTCACCAAAGAAACTATAGAGAAAATGATGAGAAAATACTTTAAGGAAAACAAGATCCATAAAGTTAATGTAAATCACGATCAAACACAACAAAAAGATGGTGTCTATATGATGGAATCTTATATTGTTGGAGACAGAACCTCATCAAAACTATTCCCTGACCTTCCTGATGGATCTTGGGTTGCAACATTCTATGTTGATAATCCTGATGTATGGGAAAAGATTAAAGATGGAGAATATAATGGATTTAGTTTGGAAGGTTGGTTTATTGAAAAGTACGAAGATGAGATGATTGATAAAATAAATCAACAACTTGAATCAATTGTAAACTCCAATGAGAACGATGAAACTAAAGAACAGAAAATTAAAAACTTATTAAACATTAGATGAAAAACTTTATACTAGCATTCTTAGCGTTTATATCACCTTTAGCTCCTTTGGCTTTAATCGTAACATTATTCGCTGTAATAGATACATTCGTTGGAAGATGGTATGCTAAAAAGACAAATGAAAAGATTACTTCAAGGAAAACAAGAATTGGATTCACAAGAAAAATCATTGTGTATTTTACCGTATTGATCTGTGCTTATCTTATAGACAGATTTATAATAAATGAGATTATGAGAAACTACATCTGGTTTGATTGGGCTTTTACCAAGTTCTTCGCCTCAGTTTTAATTTGGATTGAATACACAAGTATTGATGAAAAGATTAAATGGGTGAACGGTAAAGGGTTAACAGATAGGATTGTGGAGTTTGGTAAATCATTAAAAAAAATGGTTGGGTTTTCAAAGGACTTAAATCCTAAAAACTAAATCGTATTAAACAAAAAATAAACTAATATATTAAATGTGTATTATGAGTAAAACAAGTAACATTATTGCCAAAATCAAAGAACTTTTCGCAGAAGAAAAGATGGCAGCAGATTACACAGCAGCGACAGGAGAGATTATTCGTTGTATGGGTGATGGATTAAAGGTTGGAGAAAAGGTTGTGAATATCGCAGCTGATACAGAAGCTCCACTTCCTGATGGAAATTATCTATTGGATAACGGAAAATCAATTACAGTAGCCGCTGGTGAAATCAAAGAAATAAACGAATATCAAGCTAGTAGCGACAAACCAAATCCAATTGCAATGGGAACAGAAACTGAAATGGGAATGGGAATGGAAGACAAAATGGCTGATTACAAAAACGAAATTGCTTCCAAGTTAAAAGATGGAACAGAGGTTAAGATTATGTCCAAAGGAGATGCTCTTTCTGTAGGTGATGAGGTTATGGTAAAATCAGATGATGGTAATTTTATTCAAGCTCCCGAAGGAAGACACGAGTTAGAAGGTGGATTAGTAATCTACACTGACGCAAAAGGTTTCATCAATGAATTAGAAACTGAAGAAACTGACAAAGAAACTGAATCAAACGAAGAAGAAATGAAAACAATGTTTGAAGCAGTATCAACAATTAAATCAATGGTTGATGAATTAAAATCAACATTGACTGATTTAAGAACAGAAAATAAAGAATTGAAAGAGAGATTCAATAAGTTTGCTGCTGAACCATCAGTAGAAACAATAACCAAAAAAACTGAAAACTTGTCTAAAACTGCAAAGAAAGAAGATAAGTTAAAATTCTTTGGGCAAAAATAAAAATAAACAAATAAAAAAACAAACAAAATGAGTTTAAATGTAAACGGCTTACAAGCCTATGTAGATCAGGAACGAATGGCACTTATCAAAAAAATGATATTAGGTGGTCGTTCTACTCGTTTCCTTACAGTTCAGCCAGATATTAAATCAGCAGCTTCTATCAACTTATTGTCTTCTCAATTAGTTGCACAAGCAGGTGGTTGTGGATTCACTGACGCAGGTCAAACGATCTTAACACAAAACACCCTTAATGTATGTCCATTAAAGGTAAATGAAAGTATCTGTATTGATACTTTGGAACAATATTACACACAAGCAATGTTGGCACCAGGTTCTTACGATACAGATTTCGGATTTGAGCAATTGTATACTGAAGAGAAAGTTTCTCAAATCAGTTCATTGATTGATACTTTAATCTGGCAAGGTAACACATCTGTAACAGGTCAAACAGGATTATGTGATGGTTTCATTACTTTAGCTAACACTACTTATTCAGCTTCTACAGTTGATGGAAATGTTGCTAACTATACTGCAATCACTGCATCTAACATTATCGCAATCGTTGATGACGCTGTAAATGTGATCCCAACGAACATCGTTGATATGGATGACTTGTACTTATACTGTGGTTATGACTTCTATAGAACTTACGCTACAGCTTTAAGAAATGCTAACTTGTTCGCATACACAGGAGCTGAGGATCAAGGAGAATCATTCTCTCAAATGGTACCAGGTACTAATGTAAGAATGATCGCTGTGAAAGGATTGAATGCAACTAACAAGTTCTTCATCTCTTCTAAATCAAATTTATACTTTGGTACTGACTTGTTAAATGACTACGAAAACCTTGAGATCTTCTATTCAATGGACTTCCAAGAAGTAAGAGTTGTTGCAAAATGGAAATCAGGTGTGAACGCGGCGTTCTGGGACTATGTAGTATACTTCAAACTGTAATTCTACCAATATTTTAGGGGGTGAAATTCCCCCTTATTAAAAAAATAAACTAAAAAAAAATATAAAATTATGTCTTTAACTTGTAATCTTACAGACGGATATGTTTTAGGTTGTTCATCAATAGGTGGTGTAGAGCTTGTTTATATTGGAGAATGGCAAGAAGGAGTAGTTGTTGCTCAAGATGCTTGTGGTATTATCACAGGAATCACTACAACAGGACTTACTGCTTACCAATTTGAGCAAGATATAGAATACGCTGGTTTAACTCAAACAGGAAATTACAGCCGTGAAAATGGTACTGTATTCTTCCAATCTGATTTATCACTTAAATTTATCAACCTTGATTGTAATCTAAGAAACACAATGATTGAATTGGGTAGATCCCCATTATTTGCTTGTATCAAGTCAAATGCTGGTGATTGGTACTACTTAGGATTAGAATCTTCAGGTAGAGCTACAGCAGGTGATGCTTCTTTAGGAACATTACTTGGTGATATGAATGGTTTAACTCAAACTATTACTTGGAAATCTGCATCAGGTGCTTACTTGATGAACGGAGCTTTAGTTGGAACTACAATCACTGTAGCTTAATCTAATTCTTTCAGGTCTTCTGACCTTCTATATAGAGCCCCCGATGGATTTCGGGGGTTTTTTATTTAATACCAATTTTTTTTAACTCATCAATTACCTCATCAATGGTGTGATAGTAAAAATCATCCAACAAATAGATCTTAGCCTTTTTACCTTGCATCTGTTTAAAAGTTATTTCATATTGACACTTTTCCATTACATATCCCATTTCAAGACATCTAATAGTATTACTATCTTTTCTAGTGAAAAGACAGTTACCGTTTTTTGGGTTATAAGAAACATACCATCTCGTAAATAATTCATCAAAATATTCGTCGTAATTCATATTTTATGATATTTTTTTTTAGCGGTTAAATAAGTATTTCTTGCTTCTTCTTCTGTGTTGAATCTTCCTAAATGAGTTTGTTTTCCGTTAATTCTAATGACTGATTGCCATTT